CAGCCGTCTTGGCTGCGAAAACAACTAAACGTCGACCCGGAAAGAAAGCGAGGGCACTTTGACCGCGAAGAAATTCATGATCGCGACGCCAGTCGCTTTCCAGACCCCAAACGTTTTAGGGCTCACGGGACCCGAGCTAGAAGCCCTCGGACAGCTGATCGAGCTTTGGCGCGTGAAGCAGCCGCGGAACCGCTTGCGTCAGGCCTATCTTGACGGGATCGTTCGTCCCGACAACCTGAATATCGCGGTCCCCGACGACATGGTCGAACAACTCGGAGCCGTGATCGGCTGGCCGCGGAAAGTGGTCTTCGGCCTCTCAGACCTCCTCATCTGGGACGGAGTGACCGCAGCCGGAGGCGAAGAGAATCCCTTCGGTATCAACGACCTGCTCGCGGAGACAAGCTTCGACCTCGAAATCGCGCAGACGATCCCCTCCAGTCTCACTCACAGCGTCGCGTTCCTGACTCTGCGTCAAGGCGTAGGACCGGGGGAGCCTCCTGTGATCATTCAGGGACACTCGGCGGATTGGGCGACAGGCCTCTGGGATCGCGTCCGGCGACGCCTTTCCTACGGTCTGACGATCGATGACGTCGACGACGCTGGCCGACCGACCCGCATGACCTTATATACGGTCGACTCGACATATGTCATCGTGCCTTTCCCCGATGGTCATTGGGAGGTTGTGCATGCCGAGCTACATGGCATCGGCGCGCCAATGATGGAGGCACTGCCTTTCGAGCCTTCTCTTGATCGACCTCTTGGGCGCTCGCGGATCTCGCGCGACGTTATGAGCATCACGCAGCGAGCCATGCGCACTGTCCTGCGTGAGGAGCTTGCGACTGAGCTTTTCACTGCTCCGGGAATTCTCCTCTCCGGCGTTGACTCCGACCTGATTGATGATCTTCGTTCGTGGGACTGGAAACTCGGAACAGTCAAGACCATCTCCAACGGCGAGGAACCCGAGGGACCGAAGGTCACGGTCCTCCCGCAACAGTCTTCGCAGCCTTTCACCGAACAGATGCGCGCGCTGGCGACCGAACTCGCGGGGGTCTCATGCCTGCCTGTCTCCTCGCTTGGCGTCGTGCAAGACAATCCCTCCTCAGCGGAAGCCTTGTACGCCGCTAAAGAGGAGCTGGTTATCAAGGCCAAGAACGCTCAGCGCGTCTACGACGGGGCACTCAGTCGTATTTATATGCACGCGGTTATGCTCCGAGACGGTCTCGACGAAGCACCCGACGGCATCCGGACGCTCGCGACCCGTTGGGGCGATCCTGCCCATCCGTCGATCGTCTCCCAGTCGGACGCGATCGTGAAGCAAGTGGCCGCGATGCCCTGGCTCGCCTCATCGCCTGTGATCCTCGAGGAGCTTGGTTACAGCTCGTCGCAGATCGCGCGCCTCATGTCGGACAAGCGGCGGGCAGAGGCCTCGGGCCTCCTCGAGCGACTCCAATCCGCGCGGCCTGCCCAAGCGAGCGAAGCGCCTGCTCTTGCGGTCGAGGCTCCTGCTCCCGTCTCGGGGGGGCACTAACCACCGAGCAAGCTAAATCCGCTTTCGACGCGCTCGGCGTCGCAGTCCGCGCAGGCGTCGACCCGAATTCTGCTCTCGAGGTCCTCGGAATCCCCGGCGTGAAACTCACCGGGGCAGTCCCCGTATCTCTTCGTCTTCCCGAAGCCGATACGAAGACCCTCGAAGACAAGTAAAGAGAGGAGTGAGGCGCTGTGGATTTCCTCGACGTCCAGAAGCTCGCAGACGCAAACCACAACGCCTCACGCCTCGCTGCTAGTCGAGTGGGGGAGCTGTGGGAGAGTCTCGACGGACTCGACCCAGATACCCTGCGCGATGTCCTCGATGAACTCTTCCCGCGGCTCGTCGAGGAGCAAGCGCAGCTCGCGGCCAGCGCGACTCTCGAGTGGTATGAGGATGCTCGATCGGCTGCAGGCATCAAGAAGGCTTATTCCCCGGAGATGCCAGCAGAGTTGATCGACTACTCGCGCACTAGCAAGATCGTCGAGGAGGCTGTCAGCGCGATCGCGCAGCGCGGACGCCTCGCAGCCGTCGGCATCCTCCAACGCCGAGCCAAGCAGCTCGTGACCTCCGCGGCTCGAGAGACGGGCCTGCACGCCGCTTACCATGACCCAGCGAAGCCGCGATATGCTCGCGTGCCAGCGGGCGCGACAACCTGCGCTTGGTGTCTCATGTGGGCTGGTCGAGGCTTCGTCTACAAGTCCGAAGAGACGGCGCAATTCACACGCTCGCACGCCGACTGCGATTGCCAAATCGTCCCGTCTTGGTCGGATAAACCAATCATTCACGGGTATGACCCGAGTGAATTTGAGGCGATGTATAAGGCCGCTCGTAAAAGTCTCTACGATTTGGGGCTCGCGCGCTTCGACAGCGATCCCCATATGCTCGCGGCTCAGATCCGATCGCTTTTCCCCGATGCCACGAACGACGGCGTCAAGACAAGCTTCATCGACTCGGCGCGGGGCACGTATCTCGTCGACGGAAAGAAGCTGAAGCTCGGCCCGGAGGGAATCCGAGCGAAGCAAAAGCCCTGGCTCAAGACAGGGACCGGGCTTTTCCCCAAGGACTGGAAGGTCACGGATATCGATCGGGCCGTGACTCTCGCGTGGCTGCAGCCCACATCGATCGAGAAAACTGGCAAGACTCTGACGCTCACGAAGCGAGTCAATGACGTCATGGTGCAGGTCGAAGTCGAGGTCGGGAAAACACGCGGCACCATAACCGCAGCACGCGCGCTCGCGGCCACTCCTAATCTTCCCGCTTCTGCATAGACGCGGGCACACCCAAATAATCCCATCCGCATGGAAGGAAACCACTAATGTTCGTAGGAACCACAGCACAGGGGCCTGCAGATGAAAAGACTGTCGAAGCTGCGCAGGCAGCTGCCGACGCTGCTGAATCTACACAGGCCGCAGACTCCTCGGAAACCTCAGCAAAGGCTGAGGCCGAGGCCTCGGCAGACACACCGGCAGACGACGCCGACGAAGCTCCAGAAGAAGGCTGGAAGGCTCACTCCCGCCAGTGGGAGCGACGCGCCAAGGCAGATCGCAAGCAGGTCGAGTCTTTGATGGCCGCTATCTCCGATAAGGACGCGACGATCGAGGGCCTCCGCACTGAAGTCGCTGAACGCCAGCGTGCTGCCGAGCGCGCCGAGAAGATCGCAGCAGCCTCCGCTGAATATGGAGTCCCTGCTGATCTGATCCGAGGAGATACGGACGAGGAAATCGCAGAGTACGCGAAGCGCCTCTCCGAGTGGCGCGGAGAAACTGCCGCGCCTGTGGTTCCGAAGCTCTCAGACTCCGGCGCAGGGGCTTTCCCAGCGCGCCCGGCGAATCTGTCGATCGACGATCAGATTCTTGCCGCGCAAAAGTCCGGAGATTTCAAGGAGTCGTCCCGCTTGAAGGCGATCAAGCTCGCTCAACTGGGACGCGGCTAACCATCCCATCAACACACACTCATTTCTCTTTCTTTAAGGAGTCCTTTCATGGCAACCATTTCCGAAATGGCAACCACTTACAATTGCCCGAACTACGTCGGGGAGCTTTTCAACGCTTCTCCGGAGGACACGCCGCTGCTTTCTGCGATCGGTGGCCTCACCGGCGGAGAATCCGTCGCTTCCACCGTTTTTACGTGGGAAGGCTATGACCTGCGTGATGCTGATGCTACTCGTCAGCGCACTGAAGGTGCCGACGCGACCGCTCTCGAGGCCCGCGCTCGCTTCTCAGCATCCAACGTGCTTGAGATCCATCAGGAAGCCGTTGCGGTTTCTTACACCAAGCTCGGCGCGATCCGTCAGGTTGGCTCCGGCGCTGGCGCAACTCAGGTGGCAACCGGCACCGTGCCCGCCGACGAGCTGGAGTGGCAGGTCGAGCAGAAGTTGAAGGAAATCGCTCGAGACATCGAGAAGTCTTTCCTCACTGGTGTCTTCGCCCAGCCCACCACCAACACCACGCCTCGTAAGACTCGCGGCCTGATCTCAGCGGTCACCACCAACACCGCGACCTCGACCCACAAGGCCTCGCAGCTCACCGAGGACGAAGTCCTCGATCTCATGCAGAAGGTCTGGGCTGCAGGAGGCATCCAGGAATCCGAAACCCGCACGATCATCGTCAACGCCACTCTGAAGCGCGCGCTGTCTCGCATCTTCATCAAGGACGCGAATTTCCGCCAGTCCGACCGACGTCTCGGCGGCGTCAACCTCCAGACCATCGACACCGATTTCGGTACCTGCAACATCATGCTGAACCGATACGCACCGGTTGACAAGCTCGTCGTCGCCTCCCTCGAGCAGCTCAAGCCCGCCTTCCTCGAGGTCCCCGGAAAGGGCCACGTCTTCGCAGAGCCTCTGGCAAAGACTGGCGCCGCAGACAAGGCCCAGATCTACTGCGAGGCAGGCCTGATCTACGGCAACGAAAAGGCGCACGGTGTGCTCACCGTCGCCCAGGGCTGATCAGAAAGGAAGGCAAACGAATGGCTAAGAAGGTAGCAATGACCACACTCACCTGTGAAGCCCATCCTGAGCTGCTCATCACCTATCCGCACGTGGAATTCCACGACGGCATCGCCGAGACCGACGAGGCCACAGCCCAAACCATCATCGACGAACTTGGCGAAGAATACGGCATCGCGCTCGCGGCTTCGGTTTCCGTCGAGGATGCGTCTCCTGTGGAGGAGGCTCCGGCTGAGGTCGTCGAAGGCTAGTAGATAGGAGGGGGAGGCAAATTGCCTAATCCAGAAAGTCAATCTGTGGAGGCGTTTGCCTCCCTCACCGACTACGAGGCCATGTACGGCGCGGTCCCAGCGTCGGATCGGCAGACGATCACCGCGCAGCTCCAGCGGGCTTCCCGGATTGTTCGTGACGAGCTGGCTTACGCGGGTATCGACGTCTACGCCGAGCGGGCCGCGGGGAAGATCCGCGCCGACACTCTCACGGATGTCGTTTGCGACATGGTCAATTATTCAGCTCGTCAGCAAGCTGGAGGCGTCCTCCCCGGAGTGACGCAAGCGACGATGACCGGCGGGCCTTACTCGCAGTCTTATACGCTTTCCAGCCCGGCTGGGAGCCTGTCTTTCACGCGCCTCCATCGCAAGCGGCTAGGGATCCATACGAGTCGCTTCGTGTCGGTCCAAACGATCGGCGGCAAGCGATGATCCACGGCGAGACTGTTCAGATTTCGCGTCCGACGATCGCCTATACCGACGTGTATGGCGAAGCCAATATGGAGTGGCACCTCGCTGAAACCGTCGAGAACGTCTTGGTTGCTCCGGGGAGCACAGCTGATCTTGAGCCGGGGATGCATCCCGACGGAGATACGACGCTCTTGGCTCTTCATTTCCCGAAGACTTTCACCGAGTCTCTCCGCGGCGCGCGCGTCTTCGTGCGCGAAAAGACATGGGAAGTAATCGGTGATCCTCAGCCGTACACCGATCAGAACGTTCCCGGGGCGTGGAATCGCCCGGTCACGGTTCGTCTCGTAGAGGGGTGAAGCGCTGTGGGTAATCAGGTGAAGATCGAGCTGAATAACGCTGCTTTGCGCGAGCTCGCGACTCCCGCAGTCGTCCGCGCTGGCGAGGCGATC